CGGCAAGCCCCTCGATGAGCGGCATCACAGCCGTGATGACATCTACGAGGATAGGGCCGAGCAGATCAAGTACTTCAGTCAAAGGTCCGATGATCGGCTTAATAGCCGAGGCGACTACACCAAGAATCGGCGCAAGCGCATTCAGTACCGAGCCGACGAGCTGCGACAAGGGCCCGAGCAGCGGCGCGACCACGCCGAGCACCTGGGAGATGCCCTGAATCACGGGAACGAGCGCGGGGCCGATGTTGCCTAGCACTGTAGCGAAGCCTTGACCTACGGTATTCAGCGCCTCGAAGAGCGTCACGAGGACATCTTGCCCCGCAGCCGAGGCTAGGAAATCGTCGAAGGTCTGGAGTACCTGCCCGAACACGCCAAGGATGTTGCCGCCCGTGGCGGTAGCGGCTGCTCCGATCGACCCGAGAATGCCGACGATTGGCGAGATGATGTCGCCGAGTTGCTGGAACACGGTGAGAGCATCACGCACCCACGCTACAGCCTCACCTGAACGTACAGCTCTGTCGATGAACAGCGCTAGGTTGTCCACCAGTCCGGCGAGTCCGGCTCCCGCGTCCGCTCCGAAGGCGTCTCCGATCGCGTTGCCGAGGTTGAGCAGCGCTCCGAACAGGTTCGCGAGTGGCTGTTCCAGCGTGGCGACAATCTGCGCCATGCTCGCGAAGCTGTTGTTGACGAAGTCGATGCCCGCCTGTGAGGTCGCTACGTCGGTAAGGCGCTGTATGACACCGTTCGAAGCTTCCGCCACCGAAACCATGCCTGCGGTCACAGGGCCGGTCAACGTCTCCGCCAACCGATTCAGTACCGAATCGAAGTTCTCGAAAAAGGCTTGCTGCACACTGTCGCGCAACGCGTCAAGCTCCGGAGCCATGTCCCTGAGTGCTTGCGCGGCGGCCTGGACGTTGGGGGCCAGCCCTTCCATTGCCTCGTCGAACTCTTCGGCGTCGCCGAAAGCGGCCCCGAAAGCGTCGCCGACGCCAAGCGTCGCCACGTTCAATGTCGTCATGCCAGCGGCGAGTACCCCGATACCTGAGGGGAGCGTCGCGATGATGCCGACAGCGGGCGCTAGTGCCGCCGCGAGCTGCGCTGCCGAAGCCGCAGCTGCTGCGATAGCGGCACCGAGGACAACAAACCCGCCGGTTGGTAGTTTGATGCCGACGATTGACGACAGGGTGGTGCTAAGCCCTTTGCCGAATTCATCGCCGAAAGCCAGCCCTGTTCTCCGTCCACCGGAGCCACCATCATCGACGAAACGACCGAACTGGTCACGAAGCTTGCCGTTGACGTCGCGCTTGAACCCGTTCTCCAGCCCTTCGCCGATTCCCTTCGCCAGGGCGTCGCCAGTGACCTTGCCTGTCGCTACGGCTTCACTGACGAATTTCCCCCGGGCATCTACGAATCTACCTGCGGCATTACGCCGGAACCCCTCAGCTAGCGCGTCACCTGCCGTGTCACTGATCGTCTTGCCGACCGTTGCACCGACCTGTTCCCCCGCAGTAGCCATGCTTTTCTCGGCACGCTTGACGCTTGCGGTGAGGTCTTTCTCGATGATCCGACCGGCAGTGTTGACGCCCTTGCGCAGTTCCCTAGGGAACTTGTCGAAGTCAGGGACGATCTCAACGAACGCCCGGTCAAGAGGCCCAGCCATCGCCGTCCCTTCACACTTCGGGGTGAGTTGTGGACTACAGTCTAACGGCTGCTAACGCCGTTTCTTGCCGCTCACACCGCCAGCGGTCAGCGTCTTGATAGCCGACTTCGAATTGAACGTGTTCGCGGTGTCGCTGCCCCAACTGGCGGGACGCGGAGGCATACGCCGTTGCGGTCGTCCGTTCTTCGGCTCGGGATTTGCTCGCGCTTCGGCAATGATCGGCTTCGCCTTAACGAGACTCCACGCGGCAACGCGCTGCGCCATCTCATCGTCCAATTTCGTCCGGTCCTCTGCTGTCATGTTGCGAGTGGCGAAGTAGTACACCAGGTTGAGCCAGCGATCCCATGCGAGTTCATCGTGGTCGACGTTCCGAGCGGCACACCAGCCATCGAAGATAGGCCACACTTTCGAGTGCATGACCAGCTCGCACAGGTACGCTACTTCGGGGTAAGGCCTTTTCCCAGCGCTTCGCCGAAGATCCATTCCAGGACCTCAGAGAACGTCGACAGCGGAATCGGGTTGTATTCGCCGTTGTATCGCTGCTCGAACCGCTTGAACGACTCAGGCTCGAAGACCTTCGACAGCTCTGCCATGAGCACGTCACCAGCGGAGGTGTCCGGGTCCTCAGTCGCCAAAGCGATCTTGCCCTGAATCTTCGAGATCTTGAACATCTGCCCAGCAGACACGCCAGGCACGAGGCGAAACAGCTCCTCGTCGATGTCGAACTCGATAGCCTCTTTCACCGTGGTGAAGCTCTTCTGACTGGTCATAGCCCATCCTTAGAATTGCCGCATGGCGTTGCGCAGCCCGTCCCGTAGGAACGGGTTCGCTTCCATGTATCGCGTACCGTTGTGCACGAAGATCGAATACTCAACGTTCGTGCCGATTCGCATAACGATAACACCGCCGCGAGGGATTTCCGCGATCTCGATAGAGTTGAGCAGGTTGCCAGTGTCGATACGTCGGGGATCGGCGCGGAGCCGCTGCTTGGCTGCCGTCTGTGTGGCGAGAGCACGAGCGCGCATGTTCCTACGTACACCGGAGTTCGGCGAGTTGAACAGCACCTTCGCGTTCCCGGCGTTGTACGACTGCGTGACGTTGACGCGCGCCATGTCTTCCCCTAACTGATGACTTCGCAGGGGTAGCCACCGTTTTTCACGCCAATCGACAGAGAGATCGTCGAGCCCTGACAGCCGCCAGCGGGCGTGGTCATCAGCTGCGGGCCCACCCAGTACCGCTCAAACGGCTTGTCGCCAGTGTCCGGGTCCCGCGTGACTCCAGCGCAGAGGCAGCACATGATGCCCGCGCGGACCGCCCATGCGTCTTCGATCGACACGCGGGCCGCTGCCGTGACGGCATCGCACGGGGGCGGCTCGCCGTTCTCGCCCATGACCGGGGCACAACGCAGCATCGACACCGTGTAGTTGAACACGAATAGCGGAGGCCCGCACTTGCCCATGCCCTGGTTTTCGTCCCCCGTCCACGGGTTTGGGAAAGCGATCGTAGGATGCGCTCCGGTCATTGCCACGATGAGCTGCCCGCACTCGCAGTCGTCCCACGCGATACCCTCAGGACTCGCCGCGTGGGAGCACGAACGAGCAGGCAGCCCTGTTTCAGTGCCCGCAAGGAACGGCTCGATACATTCCCGCAGCCGCTCGGCGATGTTGAATCCTGCGAACGGCTGTGCATTGGTGAATGCCATCAGGCGGTACCCACCCGTCGCGCCTTGGGGCCATCGATGTCGAAAATAGACGCCAGTCCCGTGTTCATCGGGTTGTACGTCTTCACGAACAGATCGGCGTAGTACATGCCGATCATGCCGCCCTGGAACGCCTTGTCAGAGTCGAAGAACACCTTCGTTACGCCTTGCCGCTGCACCTGCTGCACCGTGCCAGCGGGGAGTACGCAACCACCCGCGCCCATGCACCGCTTGGCAATCTCCACAGCGAGCTGACCAGCGGCCATCTGCCCCAGAGCAGGCACCGGCACGCCGTAGTTGGCGGTCACAGACCACGTGCCTACCTCGGTGTCAGCAAGGTTCAGATCATTGCATCGCGGCCAGTCCGCGCCGTCAAGGCGTACCAACAAGTTGAAGTCGTCAACGCGGTACGATGTGGGCGGGAGTACCGCGCCGTCAACCTTCACTTCCACGATCGAGTTGACCGGGTACGGAAGCTTGACCTCGTGCACGATCGAGCACGAGCAGCCGGACGAGCAGGTACCGCACGCGATGTTGATCCAGTTGCCCGCGACCAGTGCCGGTTGCGGCCACGGCCACGCGGCACCCGAAAGGTTGTACCATGTGCTCGTTGGAATCCACGGCCACGCGGGAAGGCAGTCTTTCCGGCACGGACGCAGGGTCACGGCACACAGCCCGAACTGGCGTTTCGTGCGATTCCACAGGACTTCGGTGGCGATCAGCGCCGCTGTTTCCTGGATATCGAGCGGAGTCCCCTCCGGGAAGTCAGCGCACAGCAGGTCCCACGCTTGGCACGGGCCGAAGGCGTTGCTCGCGACGGCATCAGGGTCCGCCGGATTGATGACTGGCACAGTAACCTCCTAGGGTGTCGCGAACTTACCGGCGTGCACGAACGTGGCTTGCGTTGTGTTAGAGAGGTCGGTTGCGGTACGTGTAACAGTGATATACCCGATGAGGGACGCGGCGGAAGTAAGCGGGTGTGGGGTGAACGTGCCTCCGCCGATGGCGGCAACAGCGTTCGCCAAGCTGGAATACGCAGTCTGTCCGTACTGAATGAGCAGCTGTTCCGTGGCCGTGTTGTTCGGGAACATGTACACGCGGTGGATCGTAGAGGTGTTGACCCCACCAGGGATGGGGGTGATCACTCCGCCGACATCGTAGTTTGCGACATCGATCAACTGTGTAAGCGGCCCGAACACCGCAGATGACCGCGTCGTGTACCGGAACGACGCGGGAGTCTGTGCGATCGTGGTAGACACGTGGGGGTCATTGGTTTGCACGGAACCCGAGAAGTGGTTGAACGCGTTGGACCACAGCGTTCCCGCTGACTGGTTGAACATCAGGTTCACACCGTTGGGTGTGATGCGGTTGCCACTGATGGAGAACGGCCCGAGCGCGCTGATCAGGTCGGAGAACTGGTTAGCAGGCTGCTGCAAGATCACCGGTAGCGACTGGTCGACGATGATGACGCCGCCCACCTGCGCGGTAACCCCGAGCAGGATGTGCGTACGCCGCTGCGTATTCGTAGACACGCTGCCTTGCTGGATGATGTTCTGATCTACATCCATGAGCCATGACGTAGCGGTACGTGCAAGGCTCCCGGCGTCCATAGCGACCGTGCCACCCGGGTATTCGATGCGCGTAATCACGGGGTTGAACGGGTCAGTGACCATGTCGGTGATGTACCCGACCAACGGCGCGATATCGATGGCCGAAGGATCGGACCCATTGACGCTGATGTCACCCCCGGCGACAATGCCCGTGGAGATGGTAGCGGCGGCGATCTCGGCTGTGTCGATCGGCGGGGTTCCGATACTGACCAGCAGCGACTCGTTGTTGATGAAGATCCAATACTCACCTTCTTCCGCGTAGAACGTGAGCAGCCCTCCGGCATTGGTGTTTGTGGGGTTGGCTAGCGGGATCGTGCCCGCTTGGTCCTGCCACAGCGCCGCGAGGACGTTCGAGTTGCGGGGGAACACGCGGGCGGGGATATCAGCGGCTAGCGTGCTGTCCGGGTACCAGTACAGCTCGCTGTACAGTGCGATTACCATGCGTGTTCCCTCGTATCAATGCGTTGTCGCTGTGAAGAGTGTACCGCTAGTCAGGATGCCGCTGGCCTCTTCGGAGGCTCGACGAGCCTCCCATCCACGCGCCTCGCCACCCGTAGCGCCGTGGCCTGTCGGCTGGAAGCGACGAACGGGTACTGCCGGTAGTCGGCAGGGGAGTTCTCAGGGACCGACCCCGCACCAGGCTTCGCCGGAAACCGCCGAGAGGAGACGAGACGGCCGCCGGTCATGGTGACGAATCCACGCGACCAGTCGATATCGAGCGCCGAGGCATCCTCACCGAGGAATCGGTGCGCCTTCCGGCCCTTGCCGTGGCCGACAAGGCTGTCCTCGTCCCGGTGGTCGACCAGCGAGGGCCACGGACACCAGGTGTTGAGTCGTTCGACATCGATCACGTACCGGCCGATGCGGCGGTCGTACTGCGGATACTGCTGTTGGTCGCACCACCGGATCATGCCGTTGATGATGCTGGTCGGGAGCACGATTGCCACGCCCCAGTTCAGCGAGGGCATTTTGATCCACGACACGTTCTGTTCGGCAGCTTCCCGCACAGCCGCTTCCACGCGGCTAGCGGCGGGACGCCTGGTGCCGACGTACGGAGAGACGATGCCCGGTTCGGGCAGGAAGTCAAGCGCCTTCGAGAGTCCGGCTATCAGATCACGCGTCACAAGAGCATCGTCCTGCAC